AAAGACTTTAATGTATGGATTTCTGACCATAGCAAAAATGATGATGTTCTAGAAGCTTGTCAAGAATATGCAGATCTTTTTGAGATTAATTATATTAAAAATGAAAACGATCTAGGTTCTATTTCTGTCAATACAAACTGTGCTCTTGAACATGCTGATGGAGAAATACTCAAAGTCATGTTTCAGGATGATTTTATTTTAACCAAAACTTTAATAGAAGAACTTGACAAAGCATTTCAAAATGATATATTATGGGCAGTAACTGGGTTTGCACATACTATTGATAATGGGCAAACACATTATAATCCAAAACTACCACAATATAATGATCGTCTTTTGGAAGGAGTAAACACTTTAAGTTCTCCTTCTATTCTTGCTATGAGAAATGGTCTTAATGAGTTTTTCGATGAGAAACTGACCATGCTTATGGATTGTGATATGTATTATCGTCTCTATAAATATCACGGTGAACCTGCAGTTTTAACTGATTATCACATCTCTAATCGAGAGCACAAAAACCAAACCCAAAGATTGCAAGAGCATCTTTTACCATCTGAAATTGAGTATTTGAAGGAAAAGTATAAATGATTGGATTTAATCATCTAGGTCGTCATGGTCGTCTGGGAAACCAGATGTTTCAGTATGCAGGACTTCGTGGAATTGCTGCCCATCGAGGGTATGATTTTGCAATTCCTCCAAGCGATTTTAAAGATCCCTGGACGGATCATCAATTGTTTGAAGCATTCAAACTAACAGGTCTTACAAATATCGCAGTTGTTCCTGGACCTTATGTTCAGGAAACATCATTTAAATTTGATGAGAACCTATTTAACAACATGCCTGATGGGCATAATGTATACGGATATCTTCAAACTACAAAATATTTTTCTCATATTGAAAAAGAAGTACGTGAAGATTTTCAATTTAAGAACGATATTTACGGTCCTTGTAAAGAACTTATTGATAGCGTAGAAGCACCTATTGCTTTGCATGTTCGTCGTGGAGATTATCTTGTAAACTCTGATAATCATCCACCTTGTCCTAAGGAATATTACGATGAAGCACTATCGAGATTTGATCCTTCTCGTAACGTTATTGTTTTTTCTGATGATCCTCAATGGTGTGGGACTGTATTTACTGATGACAGGTTCCTCATCTCTGAGGGCGGCGATAACTTAGCCGATCTCTGCATGATGACACTATGCACAGATTTTATTATTGCTAATTCATCATTCTCTTGGTGGGGATCTTGGTTATGTGAAAATAAAGATAAGCGTATTATCGCTCCTAACAAATGGTTTGGTACTGGTTATACTGCAGCACACGATACATCTGACTTATATTGTTCAAATTGGGAGGTAATCTAATGGAAGAATTGGAGTTTGTAGAACAAGAATATATCCCATTAAGGGAAGCAACATTTATCATCCCACTTCGTATTGAAACGGATGATAGAATGCGTAATATTATCACCACTTTGATTTTTCTTCTTCGTGGATTTGATACAACTGTAATTGTTAAAGAGTTTGATAGTGTATCAACATTTGAGCAGTCTGTATTACCTCAGTTAAAAGAAGCTTTAACTGAAGATCAGTTGAAAAATCTTATCCATGTGTTTGAACAGACTGATGAATATATTTTCCATCGAACAAGATTAATTAATGATATGGTGTTGATGGCTAAAACACCAGTGGTTGTTAACTATGATAGTGACATCCTGTTACCAAAAACTACATATGTTCAAGCAGTAGATTTAATTTTGAATGGATTTGTAAATCCAAATTTTCCTAATGCAAAACCAGAACCAATTAAAGTTGTTTATCCTTATGGGTATGGAGATTATCAACGTCAAGTTTTCTATGATGATGAGCAGGCAAGTAATTTCATCAATTCTAACTTTAACTTTTTAGTATTTACTAATACTAGACCTTGGGATGCTAAGTTTGGGTTCTGTCAATTCTTTGATAGAGAAGAATATATTCGCCTAGGCATGGAGAATGAAAACTTTGTATCTTATGGATACGAAGACGATGAACGATATAATCGCTTCAATCAATTATCCCATGTGGCAAGAATTGATGAAACCGTTTATCATTTGGAACATAAAAGAACTTCTAATTCTTGGTTTAATAATCCTCATATTGAAGAGAACAGAAAACTTTTTGAATATTTGTCAAGGATGTCCCCAGATAAAATCCTAGAGTATTATACTAATCAATCTTATATGGCAAATCGAGGTGTTATTCACGGGAAGAAGATTGGTGGATAAAAATAAATCATCTTACAAGTTAAAAGATTTTCCTAAGTGTTTGTGGATTAATCTTGATAGATATCCAGAAAGAAGAAAGTACATGGAGGATCAGTTTTCTTATTGGGAAATAGAAGATCATCATCGTATATCTGGAATTGATGGTAAAGAAGATGATCCAACTTCATATTTGAAGGGGACTATTCCACACAATATGAACCAAGGGGAGATTGCTTGTGTTCTTTCTCATCTTAATGCAATTAAATATTTTTTGTATGAAACAGATCTTCCTGAAATTATGATTATGGAAGATGATGTTGATCTTTCTACTGCTAAGTATTGGAACTTTACTTGGAAAGAAGTTCGTAAAAGACTTCCCATCAATTTTGATACCTGTCAGTTCACAATCATCAATCCAAATGGTATTACGCTGAAATTACACCATCGATTTATTAATGATTTTTCTGCTGCATGTTATTTAATTACTAGACATCACGCAGAAAAAATTTTTAAACTTCATAATAGAGGATCTTGTTGGAAAATCGATCAGAATATTAAACCAAGAGCTGTATCTGAAGATCTAATTCTTGATAGTGGAAAGGGATATTCAACGCCATTATTCAACTATAGATTAGATTTGGGTTCAGCAATTCATGAAGAACACATTGATATTTTTCATAAGGATAGCAGAAATGCTCTTGTAGAATTTTGGCAACATCAAGGTCCAGATCAAAGCGTAGATCAAATTATGGAACTTGATGAATATTGTGGTAGAATACCACCACAAGTATATCTAAATCAGCAACAATGAACCTTATAGATCACATTGGTATTTTTGAAAATGCTGTTCCTGATGATATGTGTGACAGCATTATTCTTGCATTTGATAATTGGACGGATAAAAAATTTACTCCTGAAGTTAAAGAGTGGATTTCTTCTGGACAAGAGCAATTTCAAGATAGAATTTTAAGTAGAAGTGATCAACAACTTTATCTTGAGTATGTTGATCTAAGAATGGCTATGCAGCTCAATACATTTATTGGACAATGTTTTGAGCAATATGCAAAGCATTATCAGGGGATTGTTCAAGATAATGATCCTGTATCTTCATGGACAACTAAAGTTCAAAAGACTGTATCTGGAGGTGGATATCATAAATGGCATTGCGAGAATGGTGTGTTTATGTATCGAGATCGTGTTTTAACTTGGATGGTTTATTTAAATGATATTCCACCTGAGAATGGCGGGGCTACAGAATTTTTATATCAAAAATTAGCATTACATCCTAAGAAAGGCACAGTAGTTCTTTGGCCAGCTGCATATACTCACATGCATAGGGGTGGATTTTTGACAGGACCTATCGATAAATACATTGCAACGGGATGGTTCCTTAGAGAACCTGGAAATATTAGTAGTAAAGTGCTTTCTGAACTGTGATCATATACACATGCATTACTAATGGATACGATAGAATATCTGAAGAAAACTATTATGATCCAGATATTAGATATGTGTGTTTTTATGATGGTGAATTAGAAAAAATAGGACCCTGGGAATTTGTCAAACTTAATTTAGACATTGAGTGTTCTGTAAGAAGATCCTATCATCCAAAACATCTCCCACATCATTATTTTGATGAGGGAGAAATTACTTTATGGATAGATGGATCATATACTATCACTAAAGAAATCGTTGAAAAGTATAAAACAGAATTTATTGAGCACGATTTAATTTTACAAAAGCATCCCGCAGAAAGAAATATATTAGAAGAGATATCAAAATTATATTACCATGGATTTTCTTCTGAACAGGAATGTTTAGATATGGCTCAGAAGATAAAAGAATGTGGATATATGATTAGAGAATATGAGCAAACAATTAATTGTATTGTTTATAGGAGATTAACTTCTCAAACTATTAAGTGGTCTGAAGCATGGAGAAGGTGGTATGATCTTGGTGTTAACCGAGATCAAATTTCTAGTGCGTTAGCAGAATGGGAGGTAATGAAAGCAGAACGTATTGATTTGCTTGTTGATGTTACCAACACTACACGAGTAAAAGAATATTCTGAAAGTTATAAGATATTAAATAGACCAAATACGTTACAATTTAAAGAATTTATTGCTAAATTGTGTAAAATTTTTAATGTTCGTCAAAAAAATTTCATCGACAAAAATAAAATGTTAGACCAGAAAGAACTTTCTTTTTATAAACATCCAGGATTTGAAGGAACCCCAGTCGATAAAAGTAAAATAGTAATCTATACATGCATAACAAATGGTTATGATGTGTTTCCAGAAGAAAATTATTATGATCCAGATATTAGATACGTTTGTTTTCACGATGGAACTATAGACACAACTAAAGGACCATGGGAATATATTGATATTAGAAATTATTGTGATATTAAATGTCCTCGTCGATTATCTTTTTATCCAAAGGCTAATCCACATTTATTTTTCCCAGAAGGAACACATACTGTATGGATAGATGGATGTTATATCCATACAAAACAATTTATAGAAAATACATTATATTGTTTTCCTTTTACAATGCTTCGACATGCATCTAGATTTTCTTATTATGATGAAATGCTAGAAGGATTTCTATGTGCTTTTTTCAGTTATGATGATGCGATTAAATTGACAAAAAATTTAAAGGAGAACAATTATGAATTCAGGAAATATTCTAGTCCACTTGGAACAATAGTTTGGAGAACTATAAATCAAGAAACAAAACGTTTTAATGAATTGTGGTATGAATATTCTTTAATAGGATCTAATAGAGATCAAGTTGCTTTTGATGTTGCTTTACAGTTTACAGGCATTCAACCTTTTGTATTTGAAGATAGGAATAATTCTGGAGTTTCTTTAGGATTTTTCAATAAAAAGGGAAGACGTGGAATGCATCCTCAGAATGGAAATAAAAAACAGCATTTAAAGAAAGATAAATTTTTAAATGATATGCAAAAAATTACTGGGTTAAGCGTAAAGATGTATACTAAATACCCAGACCATGCTTTTTATATGGGAGTTTATAAAATATTATGATCATTTATACGTCTATTACTAATGGATATTGTGAACTGCCTGAACTTGAAGATTTGGGGCATCAGTATATTTGTTTTCATGACGGTACTGTTGAACCAAAATCTCCTTGGGAATTAAGAGACATTAAATTTGAACATAAGGATCCTGTTGTTCTTTCAAGGCATCCTAAAATTTTATTTCATGAATATTTTAATGAACCTTGTGTATATGTTGATGCTTCTAGATTGCATCTAATTAATAATCAACAATTCTTTGATATCTCTGAGGTTATCTTAGAAGAAGATGATGTTTTTATACTAGAGCATCCAGAGCAGCACAATTATTTTGAAGAATGTTTAGAATATTATTTAAAATCTTGGGTAGATGAAAAAAGTATTGTAAAACTTACTAAGAGTTTATCCAAATTAAAATATGATTTCTTAAATCACGAAACAATATTTGCATGTGTTTTATGGAGAAATCCTAGCGAAAATACCATTAAATGGTCTAAGTTGTGGTGGGAATTTTATCTGCAATGTGGACCTAGAGACCAGTTATCTGGATCAGCATCATTAAGAATATCAAATATATCTTACGAAAAAGAACATCCAGTTTCAATCGTATCTCAGTTTTCTTTTTATCGAGATTGGTGGAATAGTCTTGCAGGAAAATCAGGTAATTATGAGATAAAGAAAAAGAAAACCTGGGACTGGAAAAAGTTTATTGATGATTTATCAGAGGCTTCAAAAGTAGATTGTAAAACTAAAATTGATTTAAATCGTTTGAAGTATTTGCAAGGTACTAAGACTGGTTATGTATTCAAGGAAATTTTAAACTCATTTAATTATAAAATCACTAGTGATATAGAACAGAGTAAAGAACAAAAAGAAGCATATCGAATTCATGTTGAAGAGCTTATTAAACCTAATGAGGTAAAATTTACTGTTTATAGTTGTATTACTAATAATTATGATACTATACCAGAAGAAAATTATTATGATCCTAATGTTAGATATGTAATGTTCCATGATGGAACTATAGATACAACGAAAGGACCTTGGGAATATATCGATATTAGAGATTATTGTGATTTAACATGTCCAAGAAGACTATCTGCTTTCCCCAAACTAAATCCTCACAAATTATTTGAACCAGGAGAACATACTGTTTGGATAGATGCATGTTATATTCAAACAAAAGAGTTTATTGAATTTTCAAAAACTGTTTTTCCAACTAAAGGAATAACAACATTAGAGCATTGTTATCGATTTACATATTATGATGAAATGCTTGAAGGATTTATGTGTGGATTTTTCTCATACGAAGCTGGTATAGAACTGACGAAAAAACTTGCAAAAACTAATTATAACTTTAAAGATTATATTAGTCCTTGTTGCACTATTCTTTGGAGAACTATTAAAACTTCAAAACAGTTCATCGATTTTTGTGACCTTTGGTGGGAATGGTCATTGGTCGGATCTAATAGAGATCAACATTCATTTGATGCGGCAAGACAGTTTACTGAAATACCTGTTTTTAGAGTAGAAAATAAACCACCTTCAACAATTGCTGGTGGAATTGATTTAAGATTTGATTTAAAAAATCAAAATAGAAAAGGAAAACATCCTAAGCGTGGTTCTACCGATCAGTGGAGACGTAGAGATGAATTCTTAAAAGAACTTCAGCAGTATACTAATCTAAATCCAAAAATTTATGCAAAGCATGAACACATCACAATGATGGATTGGAATAATGTATTTGAAACTGATACAGTTCGTAATGAATATATGTCTAAATCTTCAACCATGAGAAACCTTGCTCATCAACAATCTCTTTGGGGAGACTTTTTATCAATCAATGATGCAGTATGGTCTGATCACAAACCTTCTCATTTAAAACGTATCGATGCTGCTAGACTTGAGAAGATTAAGGAAATGCAACAGAAGTGAGTATTTATACGCATTGACTGTTAGGGAATTCTGATATATGATAAATAATGTGAAGAAATGGAAACATTTCTTAACATAATTAATCCCACAATTACTCGGAGTTTTAAATGACTGCATCCATCGCCCAACAGCGTGGAAGCAATATTTGGCAAGAGTTCTGTGAATGGGTAACCTCAACCGACAATCGTTTGTATGTCGGTTGGTTTGGAACACTGATGATTCCTACCCTTCTCGCAGCAACCATCTGCTTCATTGTTGCTTTCATTGCTGCACCTCCCGTCGACATCGACGGCATCCGTGAGCCTGTTGCCGGCTCCCTGATGTACGGCAACAACATCATCTCTGGTGCTGTTGTTCCATCGTCTAACGCTATTGGTCTTCACTTCTATCCCATCTGGGAAGCAGCAAGTCTTGATGAATGGCTTTATAACGGTGGTCCCTTTCAGTTGATTGTTTTCCACTTCTTGATCGGCATCTACGCTTATATGGGTCGTGAATGGGAACTGTCCTATCGTCTCGGAATGCGTCCTTGGATCTGTGTTGCTTACTCTGCACCTGTTGCTGCTGCTAGTGCAGTATTCCTTGTTTATCCTTTTGGTCAAGGTTCTTTCTCTGATGCTATGCCTCTGGGAATTAGTGGTACGTTTAACTACATGCTTGTCTTCCAGGCAGAACACAACATTCTAATGCATCCTTTCCACATGCTTGGAGTTGCTGGTGTGTTCGGTGGTTCTCTGTTCAGTGCAATGCACGGTTCTCTGGTTACTTCCTCACTGGTTCGTGAAACGACTGAGAACGAAAGTCAGAACTATGGTTACAAGTTCGGTCAAGAAGAAGAGACTTATAACATCGTTGCTGCTCACGGTTATTTTGGTCGCCTTATCTTCCAATATGCCTCGTTCAATAACTCCCGTTCGCTGCACTTCTTCCTTGCTGCTTGGCCTGTTGTTGGTATCTGGTTCACTGCTCTTGGTGTTAGCACCATGGCATTCAACCTGAATGGTTTCAACTTTAACCAGTCCATTCAAGATAGTCAGGGTCATGTAATTAATACATGGGCAGACATTCTTAATCGTGGTGGTCTTGGTATGGAAGTAATGCATGAACGTAACGCCCATAACTTTCCACTAGATCTTGCTGCTGCTGATGCAACTCCTGTTGCTCTAACTGCACCTGCTATTGGTTGACAAGAACATAAACAAATGTTATACTGGGGGTTCGATAAGAACCCTTTTTTTATGTACGATTATTGGGTAGTTACAGACACTAGAACTGGTCGAGTTATTGCACACTGTGGTGAAGAACTTGATGCTATGATGTTAGTTGGATTTGATAAAGATAAAAGGTCTTATCGAAAACAAAAGTTTATTTTAGATCAAGTTATTACAGTAACATCATCAGTAGATAAACAACTTCCTGGGCAAATTGGTTTACCACCTGGAACTTATAAAATTGAAGACAGAAAAATATATAGTATTGAGGAAGGAACCTCAATACCAGTAACCATAAATTAAAATGAAAGCAGTAATATATTCAAAACCAGATTGTCCATACTGTGAGAAAATAAAAGTAATTTTATTCCATTTTGCCATTGAATATAAAGAATACATATATGGTAGAGATTTTGATCGCACACAATTCTATGCTGAATTTGGTGAGGGATCAACATTTCCGCAGGTTTTATTAGATAATAAGCACATTGGCGGATGCACAGACACAATCAAATATCTAAAGGAACAAAATCTAGTTTAGATATATCAATAAATAAAGGTGTAGAACTTCTACTTAGGAGTAAGAAACCAGAAGTAAAAATCTTAAGATTTGGAAAGTGGTTTCTTCCTTTTACAAACAAGGAATTTACCATTTGCTTAGAAATAAGAGAACGGTAATCCCAGGAGAATAAAAATGTTAGCAGCTGTCATTTGTTTAGCAACACTATGTTGCCTGTTGACATTGGGTTTAGGAGTTGTTGTTGGGTATTTGGTTAGACAATACTTACAAGATGTCACACCACAGTATTCACATCCTGAAATGTTTGATTCTAATGGCAACCCACTTCCAGACGAAATTATTGCCTTCAGATTTGAAGGTAACGCAGAACACTTAGATGAATTTGACGATTAACTATGACAAAACTACCAAATAACCCCTTGGTTTCTGAAGTTTTCAAAGCTGCGCACGGCGGAAAAACTGTAGAACGTAAGGTTGAAATTTTACAAGAACACAGAAGTGACCATATCAAAGCACTTCTCATCTGGAATTTCGATAAAGGACTTGAAAGTGCTCTTCCGCCAGGTGAAGTTCCTTATAAAAAGAATGAAGCACCTGCAGGAACTGCAG